CCAATGTCACCAGTCGCTTACGATCCTTGTCGCTACCCTGGTCACTGAAGCGCCGACCGCCATCCGCATAATGCGGCATCTTGCGGTACTTCTTTTCCTCAGTTTCTCCAGGACGATAGCCCCAGACTAGCCACTGCGGTCGATCTGCAAGCTCAGAAAGCACCGATGGAGGATCTGGCACCGGATTCCGTCGCCTGTAATCGGCGCGATAATCCGGCAGCGCCGCCCAAGGCCACGCTGGCGCTACTCCCTGATTATTGTTTTCCGACATGGATAGCCTGTTATTCGGCCATTTCTTCCAGTCGGCTCAGCATCGCCGTCATGGCGGCCTGAACCTTATAGATCGCCTGGCGAACCTCGTGAATCTCATGTTTCTCAACCCGGCCATCGGCCAGCGTTTCATCCATGGCCCGGCCGACATCGCCATTGGCCCGCCAGACCTGTGTCACCAGCTCGAGTACAGCAAGGTCTGAGGCTAGCGATCCTTCATCGGGCAGCTTGATGAAAACACCGTTGCGCCGGGCCGCCTCGGCATGGGCAAGCTCGTCGGAGTTACACAGGTCGATGATCGCTTCGGCAGAATCAACGGACAGGAAATGTCGTTCATTGCCGCACAACTGATTGCGCAGTATCTGCGGCTTAACCACCCGATCCCGCGAACTCATCGCCGCCGCTAAAGCCTCAATACCGCCCGGAAACTTCCGAGCTGCGCGATGCACTGCCAGTCTTAGATCGCTCATGTGTGTACACCCTAGAAACATACGTTTTGCATAATCCGCGAACCCGTTAAATTGAATTCACGGAATAGGAATAAAAAACCCGACCCGACCGAGCCGGGAAAACATCGCCAGCGTGAAGCCGGCAATGCAGAGAGAGACGGAAATGGAAAACGACATCGCCGAGTTGCAGGCACAACTCGAAGCGCTCAGCGAATTTGTTCTGGTGCTGCGCGATGAAATAACTGCCCTGCGCAATCGCCTTGATGATGCGGACAAGAACGATGCACAAAGGTAATCGGGCATCACGTCTCCCCGTTTTCACGACGGTCATGCAGATCGCGGCGATCAGGTTTCCGGCGTTCGCCGTGACGTGGATCTCCGGAGCAGCACTCAACGTGCAGTGCCGGCTGAGATTCGATGGCTTGACTGCTTTCTGGAAATACCTTGGAAAAATAGTCATAAAGTTTCTGGACGGTATGCACCGAAGGATTGGTGATCGAAACTTGCGCGATCTTGGCCACCGTCGAAAAAGGTACGCCGGAATCTCGCGCCACGACCTTCTGCGGGATCTTCTTCCTGCGCAGGTGACCGAGAACGACGTCGTAAAAGTTGATGTGTGGGTCCATGGGCATAGATCGTATAGCCATCTATGGCTAAACGCAATAGCCGCACATGGCTTTTGATAAGCGAGAAAATCCATATATGGACATCACAAAAATCATTTCTAAGAATTTAGACGCATGGATGAACAACAATCCAGCGTTGGATACTATTCAAAAATTGGAGGACAAATCCGGAGTCGGATTTGGGACTATTCGCCGCACCCGAAAAGGCGAGGGCAATATAACCGTCGAAAAATTGGCGTCTATCGCTTTAGCTTTCAAGCGTCATCCGGCAGAACTGCTCATTGAGGCGGCGGGCGATGCTAAGGCCCAGTTTTCTGTAGACGCCTCTTCCGTCACAGACAGTACTGCACGTCATGTTGCCGAACAATCTCCTGCCCCACCGTTTATTTTACGATCACCACGTCAGCGCAATATCGATGAAATTCAGGACGTATTAGAGCGAATTAATGATTCTGGAATAGTAGCCATCCTGGAATTTTCAAAGCATGTTGCTCGAGACCAGCCACTCGACGTATCGAAAACGCTAACGTAATAAATTTAAAGGATTACCGCAGTGAAAATTTATGACCAAAGGGATATTATAAATAGGTCATATTTAACGGAACATGGCATGAAATCACTAATATTCCCGGTCGTCGTGTTACTGACTTTAGCCGGGTGTTCGTTTGCGCCTGTAAGTGAGCTTAGAAATCTGCAACCTACGCGAACAGCACTGTTCAGCGTTGACTATGAAGATCTCGGATCGTGCGTAATAGAGGGTTGGCAAATTGGCGAGAGCGATGGCGGAACACTTGGTCCTGGAAACTTGGTCTACGAGATCATCATTCGCAGAACAAAAGGCATCATGTACGTAACAAGTAGAGCACCCGGACGTGACTTTGTATTACTGGATACAACGTTTTCAAAAACTGGAAATGGGCAGACAACGGTCGACATGCGACAGGGGTTAGTAAACGGTGGACCGGCTAGGGGACCAAGATTGATTGCAGAAAAGTCATGGCCGACCATCGAGAAATGCGCGAAAGAGCTAACTAATTAGCCTTATTCAATCAGCGCCAGCGTAGCTAGGACGCCGCCCAGCTTAGCCTGGGCCATTTTTTTGTAAAAATATAGCCATAGATGGCTTGACAGCATTAGCCATGAATGGCTATTCTGCTTTCGTACTAACAACCGGAGGCAGTCATGGCCACTCAACGCAACCCCATAGAATCACCCGACAAGCTGTTCCGCTTGCCCTATGCATCTGAGTTTTACGTCTGCTCCTGCGGCGCTATCGAGCGTAACGATTGCACCTGTGACCAGGAGACCGTGGTCACCATGCACCGCAATCCCCACACCGCCGATCCTGATCTCGTTCAATGGCTAGCGACACTGAGTGAGCCTTTCACCATTGATCAAGCCATTGCGGCGCTGGGCCTAGCCAATATAGCTGCCAACAGCAGCGCTCATCGGATAGGGGCGGTGCTGGCGGCCTTCAATGAACTCAGGAAATGCGCCGCCCATCGCGACGAAGCGACCGGCCTATTCATTCCGCCTTCGGCCGAAACCTTATCTGGTCTACATCTACGCCGGCCTGCACATAGTCAATTACGGCCTGCAGCACAGCAACTGTCTCCGGCGTTGCCTGCTGATCATCGCGAACCGTCACCAGCGTCGCATGCAGGTCATCAATCAGCGCCTGCCGATTTTCAAGCTGGTCCGCTATTGCCCCAGCAATCAGCTTGATCGCTTCCGTCATCGATTCGAAATCCGTCATCGCACCCGCCCGTAAATGAAATCAGCATCTTATCAGGAGCCCACCATGACCCACCCCTTAGCCTCACTAAAACGCCGTCTCGAACGCTGGGAACTTGACCACCTTCGCCAGCTCGCCTCTGATCTTGCCTACCGTCTCGAGCGCGCTGAAGAAGACGCCCGCAGCGAACGTAAGATCGCCGACTACTGGAACGATCAGGCCACCAGCATGATGCGTGATCTGATGGAAGATAGCGAAACCATCGGTCTGACTAAAGTCGGTACAGTCGGCGTGATCGACATAACTGCCCTAATTCGTCTCCCCGACCTTGCCACCGGCGAGCGCTACCTGTGCGGCATCGTCAACGACGACGGCACCATCACGCATTCCATCCTCCTGCCCGGCGACAACGATCGGGCAGGCTGGGTAGCTCAGAAAGAATGGGCAGCCAGCATCGGCGGCAACCTCCTGAACCGCACCGAACTGCTTGCCGGCTACGAAAAGATGCCGGAAGAGTTTCAAAAAGAGGCGTACTGGTCGGAATCAAATCACGTCTCGGCCTCTGGTTATGCCTGGTCCCAGGATTTCCACCTTGGCTACCAGTACTACAGCACCACCGACGACGAGCTCCGCGCCCGAGCCGTCCGCAGATTGACCATTTAGTCATTCATCAATTTTATTGAGGTTGATATGGCTACGCGAAACCCACTCCAGATCATCAAGGAAGCCAAACAGATCGCCAGCGATTACGGTGGCTTCATCGTTGAAAAGGCCGGGCGGTTTCTGGTCTATCGGCGTACCCCAACCCGCAACATCTACGAAGGCTACCGGAGTGACCCGGCCGCGGTGCGCTCCTTCGTTTGCAAGATTTTCAACTTCCACTAGGAGCCGTCCATGCGTCTGCACTTGTCCGCATTGAAGGTCCATTTAGCGCACTTTGCCGCCACTGGCAGCGGTCGCTACATCGGCCTCCTTTTTACCCCATCCGGCATCCCCACGATGGCTACCGTTCCACAGGCCTCCTGATCATGGCCAGCATTCATATCCCAAAAACCGCCGAAGTGCTTGATGCCTTCGCCACTGCCAAGAATGCCGGTATGCGCCTGTTCATCGATGGCCAGCGCGCCGTAATTGCCCGTGAAAAGCCGGCCAATGGCCTGTGGGCCGAAGTCAAGGTGCGTGTCGTCGGCCCCCACCATGCCCGGATCCAGGAGGTCGCATGCTCGGTCGCTTGATGAAGTGGATCTATCGAACATTTTTTGGCATCACGAGCAAGGCCAATCCGGCTGACGAACTGGAGAAGCTCGAGGCCGAGCGCGAGACCTTGCAGGCCGCCTACCAGGGCATCAATCAGGCGCTGATCATCAACCGCAAGCGCATCGATACCCTGATCGACCGCCAGATCGAAGACTTGGAGCTATCGCTATGAGCCGCCATGTTGATCATACCGGCGCCTTTGAGATTACGAGCCTACCCGGGCAGTCTCAGGTCGCCATTTGCCATGGATTCTTCATCAACGAATTGCAGCGCGGCCGTGGGCAAGGAAAGGTACTCAAGGCCCTGCAAAAGCGTGCTTTGCGTACGCTGCACTATGATTTTGCCGTGTGCACCGTAGCCGCCGGTAATGAGGCCCAGAAAAAATGCCTCGAGAGCGCTGGCTGGGCAAAGCTGACCGAGTTCCGCAATCGTCGGAGCAGCGAAACAACGGAAATCTGGGGGGTGCAGCCGTGACTCTTCCATATCACCCGGCGATTGATCCTAATCGCCCCTTGAGCGACAAAGCCGCGCGCGGTGGCATCCCAGCCCTGCGATCCGAAGCCATTCGGCTATCAGCCGCCATTGCCGCCTGTTCGGTGCACCTCAAGCACTACCAGGTAAAGGTCGACGCAGTCCTCGCTGCGATCAACCCGGCACCCACCGTCGATATCGATCCACATCTGACCCCTATTGAACTCGCCCTAAACCCCGGTGTTTTCGACCAGGCGGAACGCATCGTCATTGCCCTGCAGGCCGTCGACCCTGACCGTTCAGTCGAGGATTGCCTCAACACCATTTTCTGTGCCGGCCTGCTGACGCTGGCCTAATAATCTTCTGGAGACTTCATGAGCACTCGAAAAACTATTCTTTCCGCGCTGGCTAAACATGGGCAATGCACTTACGACGACCTCGAACGCCTGACCGGTATCGCCCGTGACAAGGCGCGGATCGCCATCAACGATGCTAAAAAAGCCGAGCACGTATCGCTACAGAAAGATGACGTCACTGGCCAGCCTGCTTACAAGATAACGCCTACGGGAAAGACCTGGCTGGCGAAAATACCAGCGCCGAAGCTCCTGTCCTGATGGTTTCCGAGATCAAGAGCGCTGCGGCTGAAATTGATGAAGCAGACCGCTTGGTAATGGGCCCAGCGACAACTGCTTACCTGATTAAATTGGAAGCTGAACTCGCCGACTGGCAGCGCATTGCCGCCACCGTTGGCGTGGGGACGCCAGATGACCTGCAGACGCACTTGGCCTTCCAAGATGGCGAACTGGTCGACGCCGTCCGCAAGGCAAACGAAGCGCAAGAACAACTTACGGCGCTGGAAATGGAAGCCGCCGACAAAATTGCTTCATCCCAGCTCGAATCGTCCGACCCAGTTGGCTACGTCGTGGCCAGCCCCAACAAGCCGTTGCGCCGTTTTCACAAAGCAAGCCCAGCACAGGCCTACGCCTCTTCCTATGCCCGGGCCAACGGCCTGGCTGAAATATTTGCCATCTACCCCCACGCCAAAGCTGTGCGCGGCGTGGAGTGGAAACCCATCAACAAACCCACTACCGCCTCAAGGAGCGCCCCATGAAATTCACGTTAGAAACAACCCTTCCAGACCTTGGCGCTGCGCTTGAAGGCGGCTTCTTTGCTGGACGATTCACGGATGACGGCAAGTCATTTTCCTTGATCGTATCGCCCAAGGCCGAAGGTGAAAACAAGCCGGCCATCTGGATTCCGAAATATAAGGCGGTCCCCGGCGCCCTGTCCTACGTCGACGGGCAGGCCAATACAAAGGCCATGGCCGACGAAGGTAGTGCCTTGGCCAAGTGGGCACTGAAGCTGCACATCAATGATTTCGACGACTGGTATCTGCCCGCCCAGGATGAAGCTGAAATCCTCTACCGAAACCTGAAGCCGACCACCCGCGAAAACTATTGCTGGGCCCGCTCCGGTATCAACCTGTCGGCCATTCCGCCGACCCGGCCAAACACCCGAACCTTCCCAGCGCAAACGCCTGTCGCAGCCTTCCAGAAAGGGGGCAGCGAGGCGTTTGAGGAAGAAGCCTACTGGACCAGCACCCAGCACGTCTCGGCCTCTGATTCTGCCTGGTACCAGGGTTTCACCAATGGCAGCCAGTCCTGCAGCTACACCTACGGCAAGCTCCGCGCCCGAGCCGTCCGCAGATTAGAAATTTTGTAATTTAACCATTCGATTTTCATCAGCATGGCACTCCACACCTCCCTGCCGATTTATAAGGCGGCCTATACGCTGTTCGATCTGATCACGGATCTTGCCAAGAACATGCCGCGCGATTTCAAGCACAGCATCGGCGGTAAGCTTCGAGATGAACTAGTCGAGATCCTGGTGCTGATCTTTCGGGCAAATACCGCCCGCGAGAAAGCTATCCACCTCGAAACACTGATCGAGCGCCTGCAGGTCACTGAATTGCTTCTGCGGCTTTCGCGGGACAAGCACCTGATCTCTACGGGTCAGTATGCCAAAACCGTTGAACTGACGCAGAGCATCGGCCGGCAGGCCGGTGGATGGCGCCGCTCCTCCGCATCGCCTGTTTCGTAATGGTCACGGCCATCATGACTGAGCGACATATCAATCTGGTCTCGCCGCTGGCTCACAAGGCCACCGCCATGCGCACCACGGATACCACGGGCAGCAGCCAGGATCGGTCCGGCGCAGTTTCTCCCTTGATCGGCTCAGGCCTTCTCGGGTGCGACGTAGATAGCGAGCACACCACGTCTCGGCCTCTGATTATGCCTGGTACCAGAATTTCAACAATGGCAACCAGAACTACAGCAACACCAACAACAAGCTCCGCGCCCGAGCCGTCCGCAAATCGATACGCGGCCCACCATGCTGATTTTTCTTTCACCGAGCTCGTTCAGGCCTATTTCGATTGCCGAGAGCACAAGCGCAACAGCGCCAGCGCCCTGGCTTTCGAGCAGGATCTTGAGCGCAACCTGTTCCAACTGGATAGCGAGCTGCGTAACGGCAGCTATCGCCCTGGTCGTTCGATCTGCTTTGTCATCACCCGACCGAAAGCCCGCGAAGTCTGGGCCGCTGATTTTCGCGACCGGATTGTGCATCACCTGTTCTATAACCGGATTTCGCCGCGCTTTTACGCCTCGTTCATCCCCGACTCCTGCGCTTGCATTCCAGGGCGAGGCACACTGTATGCAGCCCAGCGACTGGAGTCGAAGGTCCGCAGCATTACCCAGAATTGGAGCCGACCAGCGTATTACCTGAAGCTTGATCTGGCCAATTTCTTTGTCGCCATCGATAAAGGGATTCTCCGGAATCTGATCGCAGCCCGGGTAGCTGAGCCGTTCTGGTTGCAACTGGCTGAATCCATCCTCTTCCATGATCCACGCCAGGACTTTGAATATCGCGGCGACGTGGCCAAGATGGATCTGGTTCCAGCACACAAGCGCCTGACCAACCAGCCGGTAACCCTTGGCCTGCCGATAGGCAACCTATCAAGCCAGTTCTTCGCCAACATCTACTTGGACCGGCTTGACCAATTCTGCAAGCACCAGCTGAGAGCCCGGCACTACATCCGCTACGTCGACGACTTCATCCTGTTGCACGAATCGCCTGACTGGCTCAATGAGGCCAAGGGTCGTATCGAGCAGTTTATCGGTGCAACGCTTGCCGCACACATCAACCCCCGCAAGACCATCCTGCAGCCGGTCGACCGCGGCATTGATTTCGTTGGCCAGGTGATCAAGCCCTGGCACCGCGTTACCCGTCGGCGCACCTTCAAGGCCGCCATCCAGCGCGTCCGCCATATTGCAGCCGGCGATCTGCTCGAGTCCGCTAACAGTTACTTCGGCCTGTTCCGGCAAGCTGATCACAGCCACCACGACCGCGCCCAGTTCGCCAACGAATTGCGCTATCGCGGCCATTCCATCAAATCTGACCTAACCAAGACTTATCGGAGGAACGCATGAGCACTACCCACAAAGACTACGACCCGGATGCTCTGCGGGCATCGATCGTGATGGTTGGCATTGACTATGCCGCCCCGTCTCCGACAAACCCACGCAAGACGTTCAATGAAACGGAAATGGCTGAGCTCACCGAGAGCATCAAGAAGCATGGCGTGCTGCAGCCGATCATTGTCCGCCAGTGGCCACTGGCCTACCCATCTCCCGGACCGCTGGTCACCTACGAAATCATTGCAGGAGAGCGCCGCTGGCGTGCGGTCAAGGCGGCTGGCCTGACGATGCTTGAAGCCAAGTTGCGTGATCTCACCGACCTCGAGGTGCTCGAGATCCAGATCATCGAGAACCTGCAACGCGCCGACCTGCATCCGCTGGAAGAGGCCGAGGGTTACGAGCGGATCATGAATACCCATGCTTATACCGCCGACCAGCTGGCGGACAAGATCGGCAAGTCCCGTTCCTATATCTTCGCTCGCCTCAAGTTGCTCGCCCTGGATGACGACGCCCGCCGTTTGTTTCGGGCAGGCCTGCTCAATCCCAGCACCGCTCTCCTGGTTGCCCGTATCCCCAGCGCCAAGCTGCGCCTGAAGGCTATTGAAGACATCACCACCCCACACTACGGCAACGAGCCGATGTCGGTCCGCCAGGCGCACGAACGCATCCGCAATCGCTACATGACGAAGCTTGACGATGCGCCGTTCAGTCGGGTCAATGCAACGCTGATTCCCACCGCCGGAAGCTGCCTCGACTGCCCGCACCGTACTGGCAATGCCCCGGACCTGTTCGACGATATCGACAGTCCAGATGTCTGCACTGACCCCGATTGCTTTGTGGCCAAGAAGATCGCCCATCGCGATAGAGAAGCCGAGAAGGCACAAGCCGCTGGGAGCATGGTCATCCTGGGCGATGAGGCCAAGAAGATCGCGCCTAATGGTACTGAGTCATACAACACGCTCAGGGGCTACACCAAGCTCGATGCCAAGTGCTACGAAGACCCTACCCATCGTACCTACGCGGAGATCATCGGTGATACCGGAGACCAGGTGCTGCTCGAGGACACCTATAAAAATACGTTGGTCGCCGTGCTACCCAACAAAATCATTGCCGAGAAACTACAGGCGGCGGGCGTCAAGCTACGTGATACCGAGCGGGCCAAGGCGGATGAGAAGGTCAAAGCCAAGCTTGATCTCGAACGCGCCACCCGCCAGCGCATGTTCGACATGGTCCGCGAGAACGTTTCCCGCATGGTAGACGAGGATGGCGCCGGCATGGCCTACTACGCCCAGGAGCGCATCTTCAACCACATCGCCCAGCGCATGTGGGAACGCTTTGGCTACGAGACAAAGCCGCTGATCGCCAACCTTTGGGGCGCAGTCGGCAAGACCAATACGGATCGCGCCGAAGCCTTTGGCCTGGGCATCCCATCGTTGAGCACGCCCGACTGCTGGAAGCTGATGGTCGACATGCTGCTGGTCACCAGCACGACCGTGGCCAGCGAGTGGGATCTCGAGAATGGTGGCAAGCAACTCAGCACCATCGCCGAACTGTTCGACATTAACCAAGGCGAAGTCAAAAAGCTGGTTCAGGAAGAGAAAAAAGAGCAGAAGCCAGCAACGAAGGGTAAGAAATCAGCAAAAAACACCCCGACTGCCACTGAAAAAAAAGCTCCTCCCCCCTTAAAAGCTGCGCAGGCGGCGGGGCTGGAAAGCGCCGAAAAGAAAACCGCCCAGACTGAGGCTGCGCTGGACGAACTTTCGCGGATATCACAAAACCTTGGCGGATACGTCGAATCTGAGGAAGAGCAATCAAGCGCAGCTAACGCTGCGGTGGAAAAAACATCCAATATCAAAGCTGAGTTCGCGGTAGGTGACGCCGTGCGGGTAATTGATGCGGGGATCAATCTCGGGAAGGTTGGCGTGATCGACTGTATCTACACCGATGGCCGTACCTATCCGTTTGCGCTGCTGATCGACGGCTATGAGTTTTCTTTTTCTGCATCCGAACTCGAGTCGGTGGAAAAGGCAATCGAGACGGACGAAAACCCATCCCCGACGAACCGCCCCTCGCCTGAATACCAGCATCCGGAAAATAGTGATCTGGTCTGGTCCGGCCGGGGTCGCAAACCGAAGTGGGTAGAAAGTTGGTTGGCCACAACCGGCCAGCCACTGGATGCGCTACGCCTCGATGCCAGCCAGCAGCATTCGAGCGCGCCTACAGGCGCGAACGCAAAACCATCCATGGCTGAAGCTGTTGAGCGCTGCACGAAGACGCTCGAGCTTCCCATTGATTAGGGAGTGAATCATGGGACTTTTCGCAACCATCCTCCTGAATCAGGCAGTGATGCTCCCGGATGGGCGCGTCACCACGCATAATCCCGACCACAAAAAGAAACTGGCGCGGACGGGGAATCAGATCGAGCTGGCCGCACGAAATGAGGCGATTCGAATGGCCAATATCGAGCGGATCTATGCGGCGATTGCAGCCAGCACCCGCCCCGTCGCTTTCAGCGACATTGAGGCAGTGACATCGCTTTCCTACACCACGGTCTTTTATGCCGTGGCTGCGCTGGAGACGTGGCCAGGCGGATCAAGGATTGTTCGTTCCCACGGAACGAAGCACACGTTCAAGGTGAAAAAATGAGTGACGAAATTGATCGCGTTATTTTCCGGCCGGAGCTCATGCGAACGATGGGTGTGACCACGGAAACAATCCGGCGCTGGATGAAAGCCAAGCGCCTGCCGGCGCCGGATGTGGCCATGTCACGCAAGACACTGGGCTGGCGCCTTTCAACCCTGCGCAGCGCCGGCATTAACCTCGCTGCATGACTCAAACCAGTCGGCCCACGCTTGCATCATCGCCGTCCGTTCGGGCAGATACTTCGCCCGGTTATAGATCGCCCGCACCTTGTTTTCAGGGGTGTGGGCAAGCTGCATCTCAATTGCATCCGGGTTACATCCTCGCTCATTTGCCCAGGTGCTGGCCACGCTCCTGAAGCCATGGCCGGTCATCCGCCCCTTGTATCCGATGCGGTGAATCAGATAGAGCACTGAGTTTTCAGACATCGGTCGGTCATCCCGACGATCTGACGGAAAAACATACTTCGATTTTCCTACCCGCGATCGCATCTCTTTGATGATCGCCAGCGCCTGGCGAGACAACGGCACTAGGTGATCCTTCTTCCGCTTCATCTTGCCGGCCGGGATCAGCCATAGCGCCTGTTCCTCATCGATCTCAGACCATTCCATCATCCGCAACTCATTGGTCCGCACCCAGCTGTACGCTAGCATCCGGCAGGCCAGAACACTCTGCAGATCGCGCTCGAGATCCAGGCGCTGGCAAAAATCAGGAACCTCTCGCAAGGTCAGTGCGGCAAAGCTCTCGACCGTCGCCTTACCGAAAGCCTTTTCAGGCCGAATCAATGCCGCTGGATTGATTGAGGCATGGCGGTGCTCAACCGCCCATTCAAACACCTGGCCAACCCACATTCGAACCTTGCGCACGTAGACATATAGGCCAGCCACATTCATGCGATTCAATTCATCAAGGAGCGACTCGCGGGTGATGCTTCCGATGTGGGCATCGAGGATGCCCGCCAGGTGCATATTGATCCCCCGCTCTGCATTGTCCCGGTAGGAGTCAGAAAGATCAGAGCGCCCCGCCCAAAACGTCTCTGAGGCCTCACGCAGGGTCATCCCTTTGCGCGCGGCCCGCCTGGGTGCCATTGGGTCTCCACCGTCCCGCAACGTAGCCTTCAGGGACTCCCGCTTGATTCTGGCCTCAGCCAGCGACACCGCAGGGTATGGCCCAAGGCTTTGGGTCTTTGGCTTTCCGGCCAGCCGATAGGCAACCCGCCATGTCTTGGCGCCGGCCGGCGAAATGAACAGGTGCAAACCACCGCCATCGAACAGCTTCTGCGCCTTGTCGGCAGGCTTTGCAGCCTTGCAGCGTGCGTCAGTCAGGTTATTTGTAGGCATTTTGGACTCAATGCCCACCGTGTACCTACATCGCTACCTACAGAGTCGCCGTGTTCAATGGCTTTTTAATGTGGGGAACGATTGGAAAACGATGGGAGAAAAAAAAACCGAAGCCCAGATTCTACAAGGGTTTCGGTTGTCTTTCGCTGCCTACTGCTTCGTTAAGTTGTAGCTGGATGGCGGACACGCAGGGATTCGAACCCTGGATCCAGGTTTTGCCCGGATGCACCCTTAGCAGGGGTGTGCCTTCGACC